ACTAATATGATCATGGTTAAGTTCATAACCACATACACAGCAATTTTGATTTGAAAAGTAATTACTCCAATGATCATTTGGATTATTACCATTACAATTACCATTACAATTATTTGTATTACATCCACAACATGTAATTGGTTCAAGTTTAGGTTTTTTACAAATTTCTGTAATATATAATATATTATTCGGATGAATATTTTTATATTTTCTACAATTTTGAATTTTAAATAATATACTTGGCAATTCTTCTATATCAAAATAATTAAACCATGATTGAGAATATATCTCCCTTAGTCCATTAAAATAAAAATTACGTATTTTTTTATCACATATATCTACTTTATGGTTAGGCCAATTGTAATAATATTCTTCTCTATCTTTAGTTGTTATATGGTTTATTAATTTAATAACACAATCTATATCGCATATTTTTGATTTTTTTAATAATTTAAAATTACAGCAAATATTATATGGTAAATCAGAACATTTTTTACCTTGTCTTGAATCATTTAATAATTCCATAAATTTAATTTTACATATATGATCATCAAATATATTATTACAATTATCACCTAATTCATTAATATAACAACCAGTATAAATAGATAATTTGTTTATTTTTTCACAGTTTAAACTTTTTTTAAGATAATATGATTTAATTTCAGTAATATCAAAATCAAATAATACTAATGAAACATTAGGATTACATTTTAAATCAATTAAAATTTCTTTTTTGTCTAAAACAGATAATGAAATCATTTTTGTTTTATATGGTTCAACAAAACCACAACCTTGACCGATAACATTAAAATCAATAAATTTACAAGTATGATTATCAATTAATCCGTAATAATGTCTTCTGTATTTATTTTCAGTATTAGATAACCTTAATCTAAGTAGATTATTACATAATTTATATTCTTTAGGGTCTGGTTCAAAATTAGAACAATTATTTTTATCTAATATATCACTAATATCATATTCATCTTCATTATTAATTTTTTTTAAGGGAGTATATTTACCTATTAAATTACCATTAAAATTAACAATTGCATTAGTATCAACATCTAAAGAATATAAATCATCAGAATTATAATTACCATATTTATCAAAAATAACTGAATTGGTAATAAAGATGAAATCATTTTCGTCGATATTAAAATAATGATCAATTGAGTCTGAATATTTATCTTTAATAATAAATGGCATGATTAAATCACTATAAATACTACTAGAACTTGTTCCATGTTGATGTGAGTGCCATAAACTAAACATAGAATTATTTAGAACTTTAAATTTTGGATTAATTTTTTCACCATTAATTGTTCCTTTTCCAAATTCAAGAATAGATGAAGATCCATCTACAAACGTATTACAATTTAATCCTTGTGGATGTATATTAATAATAGTTTCAGTTTCATTTATAAATTCATGTGAATAATCATTATATTTTCTATAAACAAGTAATGGTAATCCTAATTTATTATTAATTTGTATGTCGCATTTTAATGAAGTAACAATTGAACCATATATAATAATATTACCTGATATATTACTTAAAAATGTATCAGAACACGTAATAGGTTTTTTATAAAATTTAATACATCCTTTATTTAGTATTATTTCAGTATCAATAATTCTATCAGATGGTTTAGATAAATCAATATATAATTTATTACAATTAAATCCCATATATAATATATTATATATAATAATATAATAAATATGAACAATTTCAAGAATGTTGGATATTATGAAAGAGTTAATAATATCATAGATGGATTAAAACTTAAAAATGATTATGATACTGAAATAATTAAAAACCGTTTCTTATATGAAGTTTTATTATATGAAGAGAAACGCGATAAAACTAAAAAATATTATAATAGTTTTAGATTTATAGTTACATTGGGATCTTTATTTTTGCCTGCAATATTATCTATAGGTCAAATGGACCCTAGTAAATTACCAAAAAATTTTGATACAATTAGTTATTGGTCAGCATGGACAATATCTTTAACAGTTACAGCATGTAATGGTTTCCTTCAATTATTTTCTTTAGATAAGAACTATTTTACATATTCAATTGTAACAGAACAACTTAAAACCGAAGGTTGGCAATATTTACAATTATCAGGAAAGTATGAAGATAGTCCATCACATGAAGCAGCATTTAAATCATTTTGTAAATCAATTGAAAATATTAAACGTAAACAAATAGAGCAGGAATTTAGTGGTGGTAAAGCAGGTGATAAGAAAAAAACATTTGATTTTAAAAAAGAAATGAATAATACATTACCAATAGAATATAATAATAATAAAAACAAAAATGAAAATGATGATAGAGAAGTAAAAGATATTGATAGTAAACTAGAATTATTAAATATGATGGCTAATAAAATGGGATCTTCACAAAACACAAATATATCAAGTATAGAAGATTTTACTAAATCTTTAAAAGATAATGCAATTGATACAATAAATGAAAAAATTGAAGAAAAAGTTAATGATGTTAAAGAAACAGTAATAGATGTTATAAATGAAACTGAAACACCCAAAATAAATAAAGATAATCCATAAAATTTGATTAAAAATTTAAAAATAAATTTAAAAAGATGTATTATATAATTGATCCAAATTGTTGTAATAAAGTATATGATAATGAAGATTTTGATATTCATTTATTAAAATTTAAAACAAAAGAAGCCGCAGATATATATTTGAAATATAGTATAAATGAAATACCCACTGAAATTGATATTAGAAAAATAATAAAAGAAGATGAAAATAAAAATGAAGATGAATGTAATTTAAATATATTTACAGATGGAGCTTGTTCAAATAATGGAAATACTAAAGCTAAAGCCGGTATTGGTGTTTATTTTAAAGATAATGATATTAGGAATGTATCTAAAATCTGTCCAGGTAATCAAACAAATAATAATGCAGAATTAACAGCAATATTAGAAGCAATAAAACAATGTATTGGTATTAATAAAAATATAACAATATATACAGATTCACAATATTCTATAGATTGTTATACTAAATGGTCAAGTGAATGGATTAAAAATAAATGGAAAAAAAAAGATAATAAAATACCAGAAAATATTGAAGTAATTAAAAAGGGTTATATTTTACTTCAAGGTAATAAAAATATAACTCTAAGATATATTAAAGCACATACTGGGTTATCAGATAGATTATCAATTGGTAATGATAAAGCAGATATATTAGCTAAATTATCAATTAAATAAATTTATAATAGACATTTTTCAGTTGTAATAATATCATCGGGACCCTTTTTTAATTTTCTTTTTTTACTATTATTAATACGATTAATTAAATCGGTATTATCATTATTTTTATAATAATCTACTTCTTCCCAAAACTTATGTATTTCTTCCATTGTTTTTAACCACCAAGTTCTATCTCTTTTAACTAAGGTACATTCATATCGTTCAATTTTCCACCATTTACATTCAATAAATGTAAAATTATTATTTAAAATCCATTGTTTTTTTTCATTAATCCATTTAATATAATTATTATATGATAATTCAAGTTCTGGATATAAATAACTATAGGAAATAGAATCTTTTTTCTGATATGTTAGAGTGCATCCTTTAGGTAAGTTATTAGCAGTATATCCTTCTTTAATAGTATTTTCATATATGAAATTATCATTATTATATTCTTCAATTGTATCATATTCTAATAATTTAACTTGTAAGAAATCACATTCTTCTAAATTACAACATTCAAGTTGACCTTGCATTTGAAATCCATAGTGTCCTGGAACAGTTTTAGTAAATTTTCTCTTTGGAGGACACTTAATTTCTAACATACGACCAATATATTCATCCGATGAATCATTTGAACAAATTCCATCTGGAGATGCTCCAAAAATTTTAAAATTTGGATGTGGGACTAATCCAAATTCTAGAATTTTAACGTTATTAATTAATTCATAGAATTTTGTAGCAATTTCTTCATATTTAACACCCCATTCTGTTATATCATTTGATTCATATGGTTTTTCTACTGGATCTGACTTATCTAAAATTAATTCATCTCTACTTTTAAAGAAACAATGACCTAAAGCACTAGCCAAACTACTAGCTGTTAATAGTCCTTTTCTTAATTCAAACCATTCTTTTGATCGTTGTTCTGGTAATTCTAATTTTAAAAGTTCATCTACAATATTCTTTAGTTTATTTACTTTATTATGATTAATCATAATATCATTCACAATACTATTAATAATACTATCAATCATATATATTTCACTCTTATTAGTTACATTATGTATACAGATAATACTATAACTAATGTCTTTTTTAATATTTTCTATATGATCTGTATTTTCTATATTATTTATAATATTGTCTTTATAAAAATTGGATTCAATGTATTCTTTAATAAATTCATTATAAGTATATCCCTTAACGTCCATATTATTATTATATCTTATTATATCTTAAATAATAAATATAAAGAATATTCAAATTTTTATTAAATTTGAAAAATATTTAAAATTAAAAGTAATAAAAGTGTATAAAGTAATAATAAAGTAACAATAAAGTGTAAAATAAATAATGTTATCATTTAAATCTGTTATTGAGAAAAAATCAGATAATATTGGAAATATATATAAATGTAATACTTGTGATAAAATTAAAAATAATAAAGCATGGGCTATATATTATAATGAATGTAAAAAATGCGATGTAAATGTATGTTCATATTTATGTTATAATAAAGAAATAATTGAAAATAAAAATGTATGGGATAATGTTAAAAATAAAGAAGACTTTAATATGTTATATCCAATTATTAAAAAGAAAGAAAAAGATTTTGTGATTAAATCCGAAAATGAAATATATAATATGAATACAAGTCAACGAGATAAATATTATTCGGATTTAGATTGTTTTTACGATAAAGATCCAATGAGAGCTGTATTATTAAATAATATTCAAAAAATAATGGATAATCAAGAAAAAATTGAAGAATATTATGAATGTAGTAGTAATTCAGAAAAAGATTATAATTCAGATGATTATTAAGTTTAATATAAATATATTAAATATATTAATATTCATAAAATGATTGAATTATTAGAAAATAAAGATAATATTGTAGAGATAATTGATAAAAATTATAAAGATAAAGTTTTATCTTTTTTTTATTTTACAGCAAGTTGGTGTGGTCCATGTAAAAAGATAGCACCAACAATTGAAAAACTATCAAAAAAATTAATTGAAAACAAAAAAAATGTAAAAATTTATAAAATTGATATAGATGAAAATGAAGAATTTGCTGTAAAATGTAATATTCGTTCGGTTCCAACATTTTTAATAATTGATGGACCCAAATTATTATCAGGAACAAGTGGTATTGAATTTAAAAATATATCTGATATGTTAATTAAAGTATATAATGAATACAATTCAAATACTGGAGACAATTCAAATACTGGAGACAATTCAAATACTGGAGACAATTCAAATACTGGAGACAATTCAAATACTGGAGACAATTAATGAAGACAATTAATTATAATATAAAGATAATAATTTAATATATATTAACATGGCTGAAGTAGAAAAAGAAGAAAATATTTGTGATTTATCATTTGAAAATTTAAATATAAATGACAATTTATTGCGCGGAATATATGCATATGGATTTGAGAAACCATCAAGTATCCAATATAAAGGTATTCCAAAAATAGTTGAAGGTAAAGATTTAATCGCACAATCACAATCGGGAACAGGTAAGACAGGATCATTTACAATTGGAGTATTAAATAAAATTGATACAAGTATTAAGAAAACTCAATATATAGTTATAGCACCAACACACGAATTAGCTAATCAGATACACGATGTGTTTATAAATTTAAGTAATTATATGGATGTATCAATTGCTAAAGTAATTGGTAAAACAAATATGCAACAATCTAGGGCAGAACTACAAAAAGACCCACAAATTGTTATTGCGACACCTGGAAGACTATTAGATATGATAAATAGAAAATATTTATTCACAGATTCAATTAAAACATTTGTATTAGATGAAGCAGATGAGATATTATCTGCTGGATTCATGGAAACCATTTATAATATAATTCAAACATTACCCAAGACGACTCAGATATGTTTATATAGCGCTACTATTCCATCGGAAATATTAGAGTTAACGGATCAATTTATGAATAACCCAGAAAAAATATTAGTAAATTCTGATTCATTAACGTTAGAGGGTATTCAACAATTTTACATAGGTTTAAAACAATATAAGTGGAAATTTGATGTATTAATGGATATATATGATACAATAAATGTTACACAATCTATAATATATGTTAATAGTAAAAATGTATTAAGCAATTTATATGATCGTTTATCTAGCAATGATTTCCCAGTATCTCATATACATGGTGATATGGATAAAAATGAAAGAGAAAGGAATTTATCTGATTTCAAATCTGGG